TGATAACTTGGCAATACTTCGGGTCGTATTCAATAATTCTTGCCTTACGCTTTATTTGTTCACAAGCCACCATAGTTGTTCCACTACCTCCAAAAGCATCTATTACAATATCTCCTATTTTAGAAGAGTTTTCTATTTGATAAGAAAATAAACCTATTGGCTTCATTGTCGGATGTTCTCCATTTCTACTTGGTTTATCCCATTCAATAACTGTCGTTTGTTTTCTATCTGAATACCATTTGTGGCTATCTCCTTTTAACCAACCATATAAGCAAGGTTCGTGTTTCCATTGGTAATCTTGTCTACCCATTACCATTGAACTCTTAACCCATATTAATTGTTGCTTTAATAACCATCCTGAATCAACAAATGCTTTAGCAAAGTTTATTATTTCTGAAGAAGCATGCCAAACATAAATTGCTCCCCCTTTTTTTACTGCTGTCGAAAGTGCTGTATAAAAATCGTAAAGGAATTTATAAAAGTCATCATTACTCATTGAGTCATTTTCAATAGTTAACTTTTCTTTTGTTCCACCTTCATAAGCAACATTATAAGGTGGATCGGTTACAACCATATCAGCTAACTCTCCTTGCATTAACTTTTCAAATGTATCGGTTTGAGTACTATCTCCACAAAGTAAACGATGTTCACCTATTTCGAATAAATCGCCTAAAACAATATCCGTTTCAATACCACCTTCAGGAACATCAAAGTCATCTTCTTCAGCTTCAAGTTCTTCTTGAACGCTTAAATCAACTGGCAAATCTAAACCCCAATCGTCTAACTTTTCAACATCCCATTCATTTGCTAAACTATCCCAGTCCCATTCACCAAAACCTACGTTATCTTTTATTAAAAATTCGTTTTTTTGTTCTTCAGTCCATTCATCTGCTACTATAATAGGTATTTCTTTTAATCCTATCTCTTTACAGGCTTTTAAGCGCATATTTCCACCTAAGACAACATATTTATTATCCACGTCAGTAAAAACCACTAAGGGACGTTTATTTAGCATATCTGGAAATTCTTGGATAGACTTAACTAACTTTTGAAATTTTCCGTCTTTTATTATTCTTGGGTTCTTTGGGTTTGGTTTAACCTCGCTTATTTTAACTAACTTCATTTAATTAGGGTTATAATAGTAATCTCTAAATTCGTCTTTTGATACCGCGTGTATTTCCATAAAGTTTATTTTCGTGTCTATGAATACGCAGTAATTTATTTCTGTTATTTGCATTATTAATCTTAAAGCGTTCCAGTCTGATTTATGCTTTGTTGGGTGCATAAATACTATGTAATAGTCGCTTTTAAGGGTTATGTTTTTCACTTTTATCCGTGTTTTTGGATAGGGTTTCTTCATAACTTGTAGAACAAACTGCTAAACGTTGGTCCGTGTTTTCATATTCACTTACCATTTTATCGTCGGTCATACATCTTTGAATAAACTCCGACTTTGTTTCGTTACTTGTTGGCTTAGGAATTGGCATCTTCGTAAGTATTATAAACTTGTTTTAATTGGTTTACTCTTTCTAAAATACAAGGTCCACAGCTTGTAGGTTCGTTGCGTACCCCAAACACTCTTGAATGAATTGCAAGTATTGTCTTTTGTTCACTTGGTTTAATTACTTCCGCCTTTTTGTCAAACCATTCTTTTAACCATTCGTATTCAGGTTGTTCTAAACACTTCGCCTTTCTGTACGGAAATAACTCGTTTAACTTTGCTTTGCGTTCATCACATTTACAATCTTCTCCTAATATCCATTTAGCTACCTTTGCTACTCCAGTTGCTTCTAATACCTTTTCAACGGTATCTCCTAATCCTTTGCTTTCTGCTGCTAATATTTCAGCTTTAGTTCGTCTTTTTCTTGCCATGTTTTATTTATTTTGTTATATACCACCATTGAGGTTCTATTATTTTACCTATATACTCATCGTCTTTTATGTAATCACCACACCAAAACACATCTAAAACTTTGTATTTTGCAACTTCATTATTTTCTACTTCAGTTACTTCACCTACATAATAACAGTCGCCATCTTCAACATCCCTTATAATATCACCTATTTTGAATTCCATGTTATTTTATTAATTCGTAATCCTCGTTTTTGTAGTCTTCATAATCGTCTCCTACTTCTTCTTTTAAACTATCCTTACAATATTTTAACGTCTGCCATACTGATTTAAAACTAATTCCAGTGTGTTTTTCTATTTGGCGTGTACTCATGCCTGAATCTCTATAAAGTTCATATAACATTTTGTCATACCAATGCCAACTATCTACAGTCTTATTTATTTTGTTTTCTAATTCTATTTGTGCTTCCGTCTTTTCGTTTGGTTCGCTTTCATCTATTAATTGTATTGCCTCCGTTATATCGACTTTTTGTAGCTTATGTTTACTTTTTTCAAAGTCATAATACATATTCCTCAAAACAATCCAAATAAACCCCTTATAAACAACTCCATTTCGGTAAAATCTTTCTTTGTTTTCGTGTTTTGCTAACTTTAAATACATTTCTTGCACTATATCTTCAGCCAAACTATATTCGCCAAACGATTTAACAACCTTAATCCAGTGTTTATGTTCAACGTACAAGTCATTCAGAAATTGATTAGAGTCCAATTAAAATAAGCATTAAAACAACAATCATTCCTATAATAACACGAACTAAACTTTTACCCATTTCGTATTCGTTAAACAACCATTTATGAATCGTAATACTTGGTATGTTCCACGCAAAAAGCAAAACAGCCCTATCCAAAACGAATAAGGCTATTATAAAAGGAAATAAAAGTATTAACAATATTCTCACGCAACTAAGTTATACAATTTTCTTTTATAGTTCATTAAACGCCCTAAAGCTAAACTACAAATTTCTAATTTATAGACGTATTTTTCAGCTAATTGGTCCAACATTCCTTTTTTACAATGCTTAATAGTATCAGAATGACAACGCATTCTTACCTGCATACCTTGTATTAAATCATTTACTTGGTCTATTTTCTCAAGTAGTTCGTCTTTATCTACTACTCCACCACTTCCATCACAAGTCATACAAGTGTAATCAATTTCGTTTTGCTCGTAAGGTATATCAGTATCGTTAATATCTACTGTTACATAACCACTTGCGTCACACTCAGGACATTTTTTAAATAAATCTTTCATAATTTTTAGTTTTAATTGTTGAACAAATATAATACTTTTTAATATAACTACAAAATAATTTAAAAAAAAAGCGGAATTTTTTACGTTCCGCCTTAAATTACTTGCTGAAGAACTCACCAATCTTTTCGATTGACTTGCTTGATAAGCTACTTCCGTTTAAAAACTTATGAAGGTTAGGTTGTTTTATCTCTACTAACTTAGAAAAAGCGTTTAAACTTAATTCGTGTTTTTGTAAGTAGTGTCTAATCATTAACCTCGTTAGTTCATTTGCTTCGCTTAAAACCTTTGCTTGTTGTTTCATAAACCACTTAAAAATTCATCAAATTCTTTTCCATAATTTGGTCTGCCATTTGGTTTTCCGCCTGTTGGTTTCGCTTGTTCCTGAACTGGTTTAAAACTTAAACTTTGAAACTTTCCTTTTGCTCCGTCTTTTACCCAACTTGAAACATAATACTCTACACCTCCGATTGTAGCCTTACCCTGATAGTGTGGATGCGTTTCCTTTTCTCTTTTGTCGTTAGTAAATAACGCCCCTGAATTGTCTCTTTTTTCCATTTTTATTTATTTATTATTAATCCAAATTCCATCTTTACCACCGTTCTTTTTTATTTCGTCTTTTGCGTAATTAATGCGGTCTAAAGTCATATCTAAGTCATCGGTTATTATCATTCGTGTAAACCCAAACTCATCTCCTATATCCTTTTTAAATAAAGACGCTTCATAATGAAACCACATCGTTTCGTTTAAAGGTGATGCACCAATATAATATACTACTTCTTCTTCGCGTTTATATGCTTCACTTTCTTTTAGCAGCTTATAAATATCGTTTACAAACTTAAAGTAAGCTTCGTTGCCTATAATGCTTATAAATTCTGTTTCTGTAATTGCTTTCTCCATTTTACTTTGTTTTAATATATAATCGTTTAAATCTTTCAACTGAACAGCAGAACTCTGTTATAGGGTTTGCTTCATATTGTCTTATTGTTTCATACCAAAGTTTATCTTTTTTAAAATCTTTGATTTGTACTACTTGGTCTCTGGTTACGTTCTTGTAGTATCCCATTATTTTTAAATCTTCACTCATTTTTTATACTTTTTACGTAAATACTCAAACCATTCTCCTTGTTTTCTTGAATTGACAAATAGCCAACCCCAGTTTAACTCAAACCATTTTACTATTTTTTTCATAATTCATTAATTAAATTGTTATAATATTCACGTGCTAACTCTATTCGTTCTTTAATTTGTTCTATTACGCTTTCGTCTTTTGCTATTTTAAAGACTTTTAAGCGCTTTTCTTTTGGTATGTGGTCAAAGTTATGTTTCTTCTGCACAAAATCTCTTACATCCAAACTTTCATCAATTAAACCTTGTTTCCAATGTTCACGCCTAACCTCATCTTCTACGATTTGAAAAGGTGTATTGACAAGGCAATAACAAAGTAACGCTTCGTCTTTTCCTGTTAACCATAAGTACCCTTGCAACTGAAAAAAATAGTCTTTATTTGGGCATTCAGTCTCGAAAAAAGGAAAAGTAGTTGCATCCCAAGAACACTTTACATCTATTAAAACTTCATTCGTGTTTACGTCAGGTGTACCAGTTAAATAGTCGTTGGTTAAATTCTCATCATTTTTATAGATGAAACCTAAGTCAAGAACCTCGTTAACAAGTTCGATTCCTTCGTCTTCTACTTCGTTACCTTTGTCAGTGTATCTACTCCAAAACTCTTTACGTATTCCGTATTTATGTTCAATTGCAAGTTCTTGAATGTAAGTCTTTGTAGTTTTAGAAAGAACCTCCCCTTTTGTTTTGGAACTTGTCATTAATTTTCCTATTTGTGATGCTCGTATTTTCATATCAGTAATAATGCTTTTTGTTGAACTTCATTTAATTCGAACTTTGCTTGTAGTTCTTCAGCTGTAAATTCACCTGCTCTAATTGCTTCTACTGCTTTTAAGAATCGTTCACCTTGTATTGTAGGTTTTTTATCCGTCTTTACGGGTTTTATTTGTTCTCCTGCTGCATCAACGTCTTTGTCTGTTACAATACCTAAAATCGAAGATAATGCGTAACGTCTTAAATAAGTAATTGCAGAACCTAAAACTTGAAAGTCATTCATTCCTTTAAGCTGTACACCTTGTGGAATATCCGTTTTACTTTCTATGCTTTCACCACTTTCGCAATGGAATAAACAAGTTACTATTGTTTGACCATTAATTAATTGGCTAAAGCCTAATCCGTGTTTTTGTAATAACGGGTTAATTACTTCAAAGATTTTAGGAAGGTCAGCATACGAATATCCGTAGCCTTGTGTTCCTTTGTGAATTACTGGCACTTCTTGTTGAAATGCTGCTAAACTTTTAAATAGGTTTTTCATAATATAAATTTTAATTGTTTGACAAATATAACTATATTTTCTAATATAATACTAAAGAATAAAAAAAATTATAAAAATTTCTTTAATCCTTGCGCACAACGTTCAATGCTATTTGCTCTTTCTTGAAGGCTTTGAATTTGTTCAGCGATAGTTTGTTTACAATCGCTTGTAAAATAGCCGTTAGAAGTGGCGATAAGTGGTATTATGCCATTTGTTCGAATGTAGTTAACTATCTTACGTAAACGCGGACCATTCATTTTAACTTTTGATCCGTTTTTTTGTAGGTATTCGTTCATCCGTTTAACTATTAATTCAGCTTTTATTGGGTTATCCTTTTTATAGAATCGGAAGCTGTGAACTATAACAGGAACTAAGTTTAATTCTTCGTCAGTTAGTTCGTGAGTAATGGTTTCAAAATTTGTTATCATAATTTAAGTTTTAATTGTTAAGTCAAAAGTAATTATATTTTTTAATATAAATCTAATTGTTTAATCTTTTTTTTATAGATGTTAATTATTTCTTTTAGCTCGTCCTTTGTGAACTTCCGTGTTTCCTTGCTTTCAGCTTCCAATATGTTAAATCTTTCAATGCCTATCTTTGAAATAAGTCGAGTTCTATACTCCAAAAGATTGCCAGATAAAAACTGATTACACGTAATGCAAGAACTATGAACGTTATCTTCATTAAATCGAACGTTGTAATGGTTGTTTGCATTCCAAAAATGCGAAGCGTTTACACGTCCTATAATTGGTTTATCGCAGCTTATACAAGGTAACCCCTTATCTCGTAGGTTTATCCACTTGTTAAAGACTTGTTGGGTTAATTTAAGGTAGTCACTTAAAGTCATTAAATCTAACTTCGCTTTTGCTTTCGTCTTTTTCCATTGTTTCGCCTTTTCAGATTCTACCCAAACACGAACGCACTCATCTTTTAAGCAATATTTCATATTGAAGCGTACTGGCTCAAACTTATTTCTACAATGCTTACACCTCATAGTCGAAGATTGATGTTTGGTTTATATTCGTCTTTTTGTAAATGTTTAAAGCTGTTTCAAGTATTGTTTTGCCAACTTCAAAATCTACTAAATTACGAGCCATTTTAGTTCTACTTTGTTCGCCTTTGTATTGTGAAAAATCATATTGATGAAATTCGCAAAGTTTTTTAAACTCGTCATTAACTTGACCACCAATTATTCCTTTTGATTCTTTTCTATCTATTTGACTTGGTAACAAAAAATTAGTCCAATATAAATGCCTACCTCGTTTTTGACCAGGTATCAATGGTTCATAGTATGGAATAACATTTTCAACACAATACTTGCCTTCAAAATGATGTTTAAGAAAAATAATTTCTTGGTATAACATCATATTAGGATATTCCGGGACATAAAAATCTTGGTTCTTTTGAGTAAATCGAACCTTTGAATGCGTAGGACAAGGTGGCGAACTCCAAATAAAATCAAATTCTTTGTAATGGTCTAATAAATATTGGTGTGCGTCTGCAACTATTACTTTGTCATTTGGAAAACGCTCTTGATACAAACGTGCTGCTTCTGGGTCAAGTTCTACGGCTGTTATTTCTAAGTTGTCTGCAACCTCATCCCATTTGTAACGATTGCCACCAAGACAAGCATATAAATTTAATATTCTATATTTCATAATTTTTACTTTTTAATTGTGTTTCTAAGTCTTTATTCTTAAATTTTTCTTCCTGAAGCAATCTTTCAAGTCTAAAGTTTTGTTGTAAAGCTGACCTGTACTCTTTCTCCATTGTTGAATAAACTAAACTAATTTCTTGAAGGTCTGCTAAGGTTCGTTCCATTGAATCTATTATGTCTTTTCGATTAGGGTGGTTCGTCTTTATCTCTTCTAAACTTATTTTAACTTTTAAGAAAGTAGTTTGTATTCCTACTTTGG